CTGCGCGGATTTCGGCGATCGGTGTATGCTCCGTTTCAGCAATGCCGATTGGCCTATCATGGCGACGGTTTCGATCGGCACCCCGGAAAGCAAACCCGAGAACGCCTTCATCTGCCCCGAGCAAATCCGCAAAACCCAATGCTGCGCGACCTGTGGCCTTTGCTGGTCCACCAAGAAAAACGTCGCATTTTTGGAGCACTGACATGAACAACGAAGCGACGTTCGAAGACTGTTTCAACATGCTCTGCGGGGACAGGATCGGCCAAGGCGTTCATCGCACGGTTTACGCCTGCAAAATCCGGCCGGATCTCGTGGTGAAGGTCGAAAACCAGGAAATGCGGTATTTCGCGAATGTCATGGAAGACAAATTCTGGACCGACCACGTTCACCGCAAGGAAGTCAGCAAATGGCTCGCACCTATCGAATTTCTAAGCCCCGATGGTCGATTGCTGCTCATGAAGCGCGTTCGGCCGCTGCACGAAACGGACAAGCTGCCGGATCGCCTGCCTGGGTTTCTCACCGATTTGAAGCGCGAGAACTTCGGCTGGCTTGACGGCCGGCTGGTTTGCGTGGATTATGCGTTCACCATTCCGAACCCGAGCATCCGGCTTCGGAAAGTGCATTGGTAAGGGGGATCCCATGAAAAACTCCAAGAAATCCGCTCCCAAGAAAGCCGCCGCGAAGCCGTTTGGCGGCAAGCAGGCCAAGCCGTTCGGCGCGAAGCCGGGCAAGAGTAAGATGCCCGGCAAGGGCAAAATGTGCTGACACATGAGCGGGGGCCCGGATAACACAACCCGAACCGACGTATTGGTTCCGACCAAGGATCTCGCGCGCCTGCCGATGATCTCCGCGGAGCAATACCAGCACGTCGGCCGGTTTGCCGGTGCCCTCGTCATGTCCTGCTTTGAGCAAATCGGCGGATTGTCACGCATGGCGGCATGGGCCGATACGAATCCGACCGATTTCTACACAAAGCTTTTCCCCAAGATGATTTCGCGCAGTCAACAGGTGGACGTTTCGGGGACGCTCACCATTGACGACGCAATCAACCGCCTGGAACGTCTCGGCGGCGCGATTGACGCGGACTTTGAGGAAATCGAACCAGTTTACGACCTCTAACGCCGCAGGAGAACCGGCATGTATGTGAGCCCTTTCGGGAAAGAGGAAGGACTATCCGCGCGCCTCGATAAGTGGGCGTCGGACCTCGGGAAAAATACGTCCTATCCGTGGGTCGGCCTTGGTCTGATCGCCGACTTGAAGGCTGCGGCCGCGGTAATCGACGGCCGGCCGGTTCCGGTCGATCCCATCAACCAGGAAAAGCCGGAAGAACCGGCCCCGCCTATGGAGTTTGACCTGTGAACCCGACCCTCGCACGCAAGCAAGCAGCCGCCAAGCTCGGCATCGCGCTCCACACCCGCCACCAGACCCTTGCGCTCGCGGTCGGTGAAGAGGAAGTCGCCAAGGCCGCGGTCGATCTCGGCCAGGTGTTCAACGACAACATCGAATTCATCATTTGGGTGCTCAAGCACCACGGCGGGCTCAATCCGGCACCTATCGAGCCGCGCCGGCCGGTGGCCTTACCGAAAATGCCGGCATCGCTGCAATGAACTTGCAGGAGATCGCCACCGAAGCGGGAATTTCTATCGACGAGGTGCGCGAGCGCTGGCTTACGTTGCGTGTTGCCAAATGGAAGGCTGATCCTCGGCAGTTTTTTAGGGAAGCCATTCGCATTCGCACGAAATCCGGCGATCTCGAACCTCTCGTGCTCAACCAGGCACAGGAGATTTTGCACACCGCGGCCGAAGACCAGCTAAACAAGGATAATTGGGTCCGTATCGCGGGCCTGAAAGGGCGCCGGCAAGGTTTCTCGACCTACGTAGCGGCTCGCGGCTACTGGCGCGCGACGTTGTGGGACCGCCAGCGGATTTACATTCTCTCGCACGAAATGGCGTCCTCGAACGTGCTGTTCGGCATGACCGCACTCATGCAGGAAAAGCACCCGTTCCCGCCGCAGGTAGGCACCGACAACGCGAAGGAACTGGAATTCATCAAGCGCGGCTCGTCCTATCAGGTGGCGACGGCCGGGCAGAAGGCGGGCGGGCGCGGCGGCGCCGTGACGTTCTTCCACGGCTCGGAAGCCGCGTGGTGGACCAATGCGCCAGATCACTTCGCCGCGTCGGTGCAGGGCGTGGACGAAGTGAAAGGCGTTTGGGGCATCCTCTGGCGCGAGCCGCCCAAGCCGTTGCCCTTCGAGCGCGGAATTGGCGAGATCGAAGGATGGGTAAAGGCACCTTCGGAAATCTGGCTCGAAACGACTTCGGCCGGCCCGAGCGGGGAATTCTGGAAACGCTACAACGACGCGATGAAGGGCATCGGCCGCTATCGAGCGGTTTTCGTGCCGTGGACCGCGCAAGAGGAATACACCGAGAGCGGCGAATTCACTCCGTTGGCCGAAGCCGAAGAGGAAGGCGAACTCTCCGAACTCGAATATCAGGAACTTCATGGGCTCTCCGATGGGCAAATGCTCTGGCGCCGCTCGAAGATCCACGAACTCGGCTCGACGGGCAAATTCCGGCAGGAATACCCGATCGACGTAACCGAAGCCTTCGCCGCGGCCGATATCGAAGGGGTGTTCATCAAGCCCGCGATCGTTCTGCGCGCTCGCAAGCGTGAAATGGAAGACCCCGACGCTCCGCTGATCATCGGCGTGGATCCAGCCGGCAGCGGCGGGGACCGTTTCGCCGTTGCCTTCCGGCGCGGGGACAAAATTCTCAAGGTGATCCACCGCAACAAGCTTGAGCACGACGAAGCGGTGGCGTGGCTTTCCACAATTATCGACGAATACCGCCCCAACCGCATGAACGTGGATCGCGGGTCGATGGGGCAGAACATCATTTCGTCGCTCCGCAATCTCAACCGCCGATATGCCGATATCGTGAAGGGGATCGACTTTGGCGGCACCTCGCGGTTCAAGCAGGCCACACCGAAACGCGCCGGGCCCTGGAACCGCCGCGCCGAAATGTATGGCGACATGAAGGAATGGCTGGTTGAAGGCGGTGCGATCCCCGACGACGACGATCTCGCTTCGGACATGAGTGCGATCAAGCAGAAGTGGCGCGCAAACAACGATTGGTTGCTCGAAAGCAAGTCCGACATGAAGGCTCGCGGTATCCGGTCATCGGACCTTTCGGACGCTTGCGCATTGACCTTTGCAACAAAGGAATGGTTTGATACATGGTCCACTCCGGAAAAGTCCCGCGGGTTTGGGGCCGGCGTAAAACTTCGGGAAGTCGCAGGCGCGGGTATCGGCGATCACGACCGATTTTATGAAGCAGAAGTTCCCGGCGATTACGGCTGGATGGGGTGACAGGAGCGTGGGCGATGGCTGGAATTCGTGATAACTTGGCTCGGGAAGACCGCGAAATGCCCGAAGGTCGGGTGAAAACGCCGAGCGGGTTTGACAGCGAAAGCGCGTTTCTCGAAGACATGCGCTCGAAATACGAATGGGGCTATGGCTTCAACGAGCACAACGTCCTGGCCGGAAAAGACGACGCGAAATTCACGGTCGGCAATCAATGGGATCCGGTTGTTGAAGAGCGCCGCAAGGCAAACAACAAGCCCGTCCTCACCTTCAACCGGCTAGTCGCGTTCGTCGCGCAGATCGTCGGCAACCGCCTCATGAATGAGACGGAAATCCGCGTCCATCCCGATAAGCAGGGCACCAAGGAAGTTGCGGAAATCCGCGAAGGGCTCATTCGCTCGATCTTCAAGAATTCCCAGGCCGACTTTGCCCGCGACGAAGCCGCGAAATACCAGTGCGTCGGCGGCGAAGGCTATTTCAGCCTGTCCATCGACTACGCGAACGACGACGTTTTCGAGCAAGAAATCGCGCTCAAGGCGGTTACGGACCCTTACGCGGTGGTGCTCGATCCTCTCGCTATCGAACCCTCGGGCGGCGATGCCCAATGGGGCTTCATCGGCGACGATCTCCCGCAGCAGGAATACAAGCGACGCTGGCCTTGGGCCGCGGAAGTTGGTTTCGAAGACGAAAAGCGGTGGAACAATAGTGGCTTCTGGCTGCAAGAGGATTGCATTCGAATTGTGTCCTTCTGGCGCATGGTTACGGAAGGAACCAAGACGCTCGCGCTCTATCGGGACGGAACCGTCCATGATGTGAGCGACATGGAAGAATTCGAATACATCAATTTCGTGGAAACGCGCTCGAACGGAACGCCGTATATTCGCGAAGTGCCCAAGCGGTTTGCCCGCCTCTACATTTGCAGCGGCAACAGAATTCTCGAAGGTCCATACGATTACCCGATTTCGTCGCTCCCGATCTACCGCGTGCCGGGATGGGAACTCAACGACGGCGAAAGGGTCCACCGTTGGGGCCTGATCCGGTTCATGAAGGATTCGCAGCGCCTTCACAACTATTGGCGCTCGACCGTGGCCGAACAGCTTGTGGCCGCGCCGCGGAACAAGTGGCTCACCACGCCGGAAGCGGTGAAAGGGCACGAAGCCAAGTGGCGGCGCGCACCGACCAGCAACGACCCCTTCCTGTATTTCAACGACGGCGAAGCTGCGCCCGTCCACATTCCGCCGCCTGGGATCGACGCCGCGCTGATCAACGAAGCCGGCATGGCGACACAGGATTTCAAGGATATCTCGAATATCCATGAAGCTGCGCTCGGGATGCCGAGCAACGAAGTTTCGAAGGTTGCGATCCAGCAGCGGCAAATGGTTTCCGACGTGGGAACCTATATGTATGTGGATCGCCGCAGAATTGCCGATGAACGCTGCGCGAAAAACATCAACGAATTGATCCCCTTCATCTACGACACGCAGCGCACGGTTACGATCATCGGCCGCGACGACAAGCGGCTTTTGCAAGTGATCAATGACCCGTCGAACCCGAATTCGGACGTGACGATGGGGAAATACGGCGTCACGGTTTCGGTCGGCCCGGCCAGCGAAACCAAGCGCGCGCTCGCCGCCGAACAGATGATGGCATTCGTCAACGCGATGCCGCAGAGCGCGGGCGTCGTTATGGATCTTGTCGCGGAAGCGCAGGATTGGCCGCGCAGCGGCGAATTCGCGCAGCGGTTCAAGGCGCTGCTCCCACCGGGAACAATCCCCGACGACGAGCTTACGCCGGAAATGCGCCAGGCGCAGCAGCAGAACCAGCAGTTGCAGCAGGCACAGGCACAGCTTGCACAGGCCCAAGCCGAAGCCGATCTCAACGCGAAGCAGGCCAAGGCCGCGAACGACGAAGCCCGCGCGAATTTGGCGCAGGCACAGGCATACAAGGCCATTCTCGACGCCCACAGCCGCGTTGCGGACGTGCAGGGCAAAAACGAAGAGCGCACCGCGGGGCTGGACAACCAGGAATTCCGTCAAGTGATGGACGTTCTCGATCAGCACAATTCGCTCGCCGCCGAAGACCGGGACTTTGAGGCGCAGCAACAGCAGAACCAACAGCAAACCCCGGAAACAGGAGAACCTTGAAATGAACATGGCGGGAAATGATAGCACGTCGGAATTCGACGATTTCGTGGCCTCGGGCTCGGTCGAAGTCGGCAGCGAAGTTGCGGCCGCGAAGGACGGACAGCAGGAAGAAAAGCCTGCCAAGCGCCGCGGGCCCCCGAAAGTCAAGGAAACCCCGGCTGCGGCCGTAGCGGCGGAAGACGACGATCAGGGCGGCAACGAAGACGACGATCAGCGCAGCGAGATCGAAGGCACGGCCGGCGAGGACGACGATCAAGGCGGTGACGACCAGGACGACGATCAGGGCGGCGAGGACGACGAAAACGAAGACGACAAGCCGCGCGAGCGCCGCAAGCCGAGCGACCGGATCCGCGAGCTTACCCGTCGAAATCGGGAATTGCAGCGCCAGATTGAAGCGCGCGGCAACGAAGAATTGCTCGCCCGTCTCGAAAATCTCGAAAAGGGCTTGCAAGGCGGAAATCGCGATGCTAACCAGCCTGCGGAGAAACCGGCACCGGATCCCACCGACGCCGAAAAGTATCCCCTCGGGCACCTCGACGACCGATATATCGAGGATAAGCTTGAATGGCTGGCTGAAAAGAAAGCCGCCGAGAGAGCCGATGCGGTCCTGCAACGTCAGCAGGAATACGACAATTCCCAAGCAGCCCAACGGCAGCAGGAAGAATTGCTCGTAAAGGTTGACGATCTCGCAGCCAAGGGCTCCGATCTTTTCGACGATTTCCAAGAAAGCGTAGTCGAAGCCGGGATGCGAGGTGATTGGGATCTTTCCCAACCAACCTTTGAGGCGGCGCACGAAGCCGAGAACGGCGCGCAAATCCTCTACGAACTCTCGCAGGACCGGAAGGAAGCAAGCCGCGTGGCGAAGCTCACCCCCTACCAGCAATTGAAGTTCGTTCAGGAGCGTGACGCGGAACTCTCCAAGGGCAAGCAGCCCCGGCGAATTCCCCAGGCTGGCGATCCGCCCCGAAATGAAGCGCGCGGCGCAAGCTCTCGCGCAAAAATCAACCCGGCCACCGACAATCTCGACGATTTCGAGAAAGCTTGGGAAGCCGACGCCAAAGGCAAACGCTAATCCGCGGCATCGGGATACTCCGATCCGCTTTTTGAGGAAGGGAGTATCCCGATGGGTGCCGTAACTACCGAACAGCAGAAGCTCGTTCTCAACTCGTTCGCGATGGTGTTGCAGAACAACCTCGTCACCGCGGACGCGGTTTCGTGGAACGAATACGACGGCGAAATGGACGACCGTAACGGGCTCCAGGTGATCGAACAGACCACGCCGCGCTACACCGTCACCCGCACCGAAAACGGCGTGAAGGATCTTTCGGCCGGCACCGATGGCTCGGTTTTCGGGTCGGAACTGTTCGAAGTCACCGGCACGTTCAACGCGAACATGGGCTGGGGCGATTTCGTCAAGATCAAGTCCATCGGCGATGCTCGCGAGAGCAAGGCGCTGCTCGGCGCGGCTACCAGCATGGCCGAAGCAATCGACGCCTACATTCTCTCGTAGGCCACGCTGGCTTCGGCCGATTGGGTCGGCGACGGCAGCACGTCGATTGACGAATGGCTCGACGCTGCCGCGGCCTATACCCGGCTCAAGGAAAACGGGGTCGATGATTCCGAGCTTTCCTATATCTTCAACCACACCGACGAAATGAAGCTCGGCGACCAGGTGGTGAAGCTGCCGGGGCCCGATCAGTTCTCGACCGCGACGTTCCGCAAGGGCTTCTCGGGCGAACTGAATGGCATTCGTTCGATGTTCACCAACCAGCTTCCCACGCTGACGGTCGGCACCCGCACCGGGGCCGGCGCGAACCAGATGGAAATCTCGGGCGCGAACCAGAACGTCAACTACTCGGCGGTGGCGAAGGCCGGCACCGTCAACGGTCGGCGCATGACCCAAACCTTGAACATCACCGACGCCAGCGCGGCAACGGGCACGATCAAGGCCGGCGAAGTCTTCACCATCGCCGGGGTTTACGCCTACGACAACCGCAAGCAGGCGAACGTCACCCCGGCGCGCTTGCAGCAGTTCACCGTCGTTGCCAACGCGGTGGCCGTTGCCGGTGCGGTGACGATCACCATCTACCCGGCGATCATCGTTCCGGGCACTGGTGCGGGCGACGATATCAACATCAACACCGCTCACGCGACGGTGAACGCGGCTCCCGCCAACGGTGCTGATCTCACCTTCCTGGGTGCCGCCAGCGCCACGCTCTCGCCGCGCCTTCTGATCCAGAAGCCGGCTATCGTGGTCAACACCGTGCCGCTGATCCTGCCCGCCTCGGACACTTCGATGCGCCGCAAGCTCAAAAAGGTGCCGATCTCG